TGCAAATTGGGGTTCGTCCTGGCTAAGAAGCCAAGACCTATGGTAGCGACGGTCGTCGCGAAAGTCTCATCCAACAACTCTCGCGCAAACGCTCCCAGCGGGCAGAAGCCTGCCGCTGTGTACCAAAAAGAAATTGAAGGTTGCATACAGGCTATGGTGGACCTGTTAGTCTCCCTTGGATTCCGCAGCAGCGATGGAGTGAGCGCACAAGCGCACACCCTAGCATACTGGCGGAAGGGAGCGGAGGAATGTGGCAGCTGGATGAAGTTTGTAAAATACAAACTTGCTGCGTACTTCTCCGTACATACAGGTCAGGCTTTACCTAAGCCACCCTGTGCAACCCTCACGTCGTGGGATCGACCTGGATGCCTCCTTTGTGGACGGCTCGGTCGATTCCTGGGGGCGCTACTCCGTCGTTCATCGATGGAGCGGCGCCTAGGAATTCTGGCGTCGGTGAAACTCGCGAAGAAGGGCATGCCGCGTCCGGATCGTGACCTGATTGAGAAATCGGTTAAGTCTACAATCCAGAAGCTGACAAGCCCACCCGCGCCGCCAATGTCATGGTCTCGCATTGAGGAAGTGATTGACGAGGCTCAGAAGTTCGCACCCAAAGTTGGGCGTCCTGAACTCGAGTCGACTCTGTCCTTCACTCGTGGCGATATGGAACATGAATTGCGGCGTACCGTGCGTGAGGTTCTGACGGACCAGAAGGGCAACTACGTAGAGTATACGTGGTTGGACCGTGTTTCTCCTTACCTTCCTTCTACATCTGCAAACTACATCAATGCGCGATCGAAAGGCGGGGCAGTCGGCTGGCTTGTGGACTCGGAACTCATTTCCGATCTTCGACAACCAGGCGGCTACCTCCGTCTCGCGATGTGCGCTCCGTCTCGACCCTCCCGTCAATCTGATCAACTCAGTTGGGACTACATCGAGGCGGCGGGCGCTCTTTTTGAGAGCACCCCGGCGGTGAAACCGTTGGGTCCCGTGGGGGACGTGGCGGTGCAGTTGGAAGGCGTAGGAGAACTGGAGGAGGCATTCTCTCTTGCTTGGACCCGTATGCTTAAGCGCGCCAGCGTCGAATCTTTTGACGTGGAACCAGTTGGACTGGCCGAGGCACTGAAGGTACGTGTGATCACCAAGGGGAATCCTGCCGCCCAGACGGCAATGAAAGCACTTCAACGGTTCCTGTACCGTTGCCTAGTACGGTTTAGGCAGTTCCGATCACTGAAAGTGGGCGGGGCGCTGACTCCTGAATTTCTGGAGTCCACGCTCGGCACTCTCAAGCCGGAACAGAAGTGGCTGTCGGGCGACTTTGAGGCGGCGACGGACAATCTTCAATCCTGGGTCAGTGAGACCATAGTGGATGAGATTGCCACAATCTTACACCTCGCCGTGGCCGAACGCGATATTGCGATGCGACTGCTGACCGGTCATCTCTTCGATGGCGCGCGGCAGCGTACTGGGCAACTGATGGGATCCATCCTGTCGTTTCCAGTACTGTGCATTGCGAACTTTGCTTTGGCACGGCGGGTCAATGAGATTGACCTCAGCCTCCGTGGCGGAAAGCTTCGTTCTCAGACCATCTCCCTGGAGAAGGCCCAAATCCTGGTCAACGGCGATGACTTGCTGTTGAAGCTCACAGGATTCGGAAGATGGCTGTGGGGTGTTGTCGGCCGAGAGACAATGGGTCTCATCGAATCGGTCGGCAAGACCTACTTTTCTGCGGAATTCATTGAGATGAATTCTAGGCTTTTCCTTTATGACAACTCCAGACAACGTGGCGAGTACCTTACAGATGGAAAGGTTCGTCACCACTACTTCTTCGACACTCCTCTAATCAATCTTGGCC